CAGATAAGTTCGATCAGGATTGGGTGCTTCTTCAAACTTGTCTCCTACTTTACAATAATACATGCGCTCTAACAGCGCTGTTTCTAGGGTTCCTATATCTGGATCATTTACTCGCAAGGTGCGTTTATCACTCATGCCAGATACAATGAGTTGTTTGCGAGTCCGACAAGGTGCTGAGATCCGGGTTACGACCAACTTTGGATGTTTCAGTTTTGACGTGTGTCGTACGCCATCGAGTTCCACTACCTGCAATACATCCGTAGTCCCCTTGCTCTGCCCCCGTCAATTGCGCCCCGACATTATGGCGTGTGTTCCCAACAACACGCCACTGGCGACCGCCCAATGCATCCATGACGGCCATGCATGAACGCTACCCAAAGGTACATTCAAGAAATGAGCCATCTTATGCTCTTTGGCTGCCTCCGTTCGGGCTAGCATTTGTGCATGCAACTCATCATCGCTTGCCACAAACGCCAACTCCACCACAATGGGCACATACTGCGCAATGTGAGATGTCCGCACGCCATGATTCTTCATCAAATCACCAGCGAACTTGCGGATAGCCAACCGATTGGCCTTATTATCATCAGGAACTCCAAATCTCACACGCACTTCAGCAAGCACACTACTCACATACGGTATGGAGTTATGCTTGCGAACGCGACGGTGCTGTTTTACCGCAATAGGCTCACGTACAAATACGTATTCATCACGAGCCTCATTCTGAACCAGTGGTATCAAAACGTGATTACCATACATTAGATGGTCACTATTCGGAGGATCAACAACCTCCTTATCACTAATAGGGACAACATTGGACTTTACCCCATTAACCACAACACGTTCAGCGGGCACCCATCCCCCATCAAAGTTGGTATGGACCCGAACAACACGATCGCCACATAAGAAAAGACCGCACGCTTCCTGTCTCCCCTCGGGAGCATACGTCCTTTCGGCATCCTCTACACATTCCTCAGCTAGCTTTTCGTGCCCAGATTTTAACAACTGCGACACAACCTCCTCATGGTATTGGTCACGAACAGAATTAATAGCATGTCTGATACAGAGTGCAGCGGAAACCACACACAGGGCTGGCACCCCGTAGCGGTAACCGTAAACCTTAATAGTTTGCAGCGCCATGATACAAC